TGGTTGTATCAATGTTAATGAAACCACAACAGATAGCGGCTATCTACGCAGAATGACCTACATCTAGTGTATAATTACGGCCTATGGGTATATTCTCGCGTAAGCCACAAGTTATACAAGCGCAAGAAGCGCCTCAGATTATGGCCGACAGTTTTTACGGCTACAACAATTATTTTCCTGCGTTAGTATCTCGCCAGCAAGCACTTGGCGTTCCAGCCATTAAACGATGCCGCGATCTAATTGCAGGAACTCTTGCTTCAGTTCCTTTAGAGTATTACAAGAAGTCAACCGGCGAAAAAATTGCTGCGCCTCGATGGGTTGAGCAACCTTCCAAGCATCAGCCATTATTTGAGACTCTTTATTTCACACTTGACTCGTTGCTTATGTACGGCCAAGCCTTTTGGCAGATTACAGAAGTTTATGCCGAGGATGGCCGCATGGCTCGCGCTAACTGGGTTGCTAACACAAAGGTTGGTTTTATTACTGACCCAGCAACTAATTTCGTTACGCAATACAACATTGATGGCAAGCCAGTACCAATGACTGGCCTCGGATCACTTATTACATTCCAAAAGGATGAAGGCATCTTAGGAATAGGCGCTAGAACTATTCAGTCCGCGCTCGATGTCCAACGCGCTGCTGCTATAGCTGCTGCAACTCCAATGAATAGCGGCATAATCAAGAACTCTGGCGCTGACCTGCCACCATCTGAAATTACAGCGCTACTAGCTGCTTGGAAGCGCAGTCGCACTAATAACGCTACTGCTTACTTAACTTCTACTCTTAACTATGAGCCAACTTCATTCTCGCCTAAAGATATGATGTACAACGAGGCGATCCAGAACCTAGCCACAGAATGCGCCAGACTTTGCTCTGTTGATCCTTACTATGTGTCAGCTTCACAAAACACCACAATGACTTATGCCAATGTCCAGGATGAGCGCAAGCAAATGGTGGCCCTAACCTTGCAGCCTTACGCATCTGCTATTGAGGCAAGACTCAGTATGGATGATATTTCTACTGCCGGTCATTATGTGAAGTTTAATCTTGACGATACATTTTTGAGAACAGAACCAATGGAAAGACTGCTAGTTCTAGAAAAGATGCTGGCTCTTGGACTAATTACAACTGAACAGGCAATGGAAATGGAAAGTTTATCTCCTAACGGGAATGGCGAATAATGGAAACTTTATACATAGAAGCATCATCCATCGAGTGCAATGAGGATCGCCGCGAAATATCTGGCATGATCGTTCCTCTCGGAACTGGCGAGGTTGGCAACACAAACCTTGGCGCTTATACCTTTGAGGCTGGCTCTATCGAGATTGGCGATGTAAGCAAGATTAAGTTGCTGTCGCAACACGATATGAAGAAGCCTATTGGTCGAATGACTGCCGCCGAGACACGCGCAGACGGCATCTATGCAACCTTTAAGTTAAGTCGCTCAACTAGCGGCAACGATGCGCTAGTAATGGCGCAAGAAGGTTTAGTAACTGGGTTATCTATTGGCGCAGAGATCATCTCAGCAAAGCCATCACGCGATGGGCACACAGTCGTATCAGCGGCTAAATTAAAAGAAGTTTCTCTAGTAACAGAGCCAGCCTTTAAGTCTGCTCAAATACTTGAGATCGCGGCAGAGGAAATTATCCCTGTCGAAACCGAAACCAAAACAGAAAGCGAGACAGTCGTGGAAACACCTCCAGTCGAAGCAACACCGGTAGAAGCTGCGGCTGTAGAAGCTGCTCGCCCTACTATTACAGCAATGGCTTACTCAAAGCCACGCTTTGATTTCTCAGCTCCAAAGCAATTGGAAATGACTATCAAGGCATCACTTGGATCAGATGAGGCTCGCGAATATGTTCGCGCAGCAGCAGATACCACAGACAATGCTGGTCTTATCCCAACACGCCAACTAACAACCGTTATCAATGGACTTGCTAATAACACTCGTTCAGCGATTGATGCCATCTCAACTGGCGTATTGCCTGATGCTGGAATGTCTTTCGAAATTCCAAAAATCACAACACTTCCAACAGTTGCAGAGACAGCAGAAGCCGGTACACCATCTAACACAGATCAGGCTTCATCATTCGTAACAGTAACGGTCAAGAAGTATGCTGGACAACAGCAATTCTCTGTCGAACTATTTGATCGTTCATCACCACTATTTATTACTGAATTGATGAACAACATGGCAGCACAATACGCAGCCGCAACAGACAAGGCTGTTTACACAGCACTAGCTTCTGGCGCAACTGCTGATGCAACAACACTAACAACTTATCCAACAGCTTCAGAATTGCTTGGATTCGTATCTCGTGGCGCTGCATCTGTTTACACAAACACACAAGGCTTCGCTCGCAATATCTTGGCTAACACTAGCCAATGGGCAAACCTTATGACATTGAATGACTCAGGCCGCCCAATTTACATGGCTGCACAACCACAGAACGCTGGCGGCGTAGTACGCCCAGATAGCATTCGTGGAAATGTTGCTGGTCTTGATCTCTATGTCTCTGCAAATGTTCCATCTGCAAATGACACAGACAAAGATGATTCAATGTTAATCATCAACCCAACTGCCTACACATGGTACGAATCACCAACTTACCAGCTACGCGCTGATGTAATTGCTTCAGGTGAAATCCTCGTTGCTATGTACGGCTACGGCGCGATCGCAACCAAAATCGGTGCGGGTGCGTTCGGTATCAACAAGACCTGATAGAAACCCATTAAGTCGCTGGCTGGGTAGTGCCCTTCTACCCAGCCAGTCTTTAGGAAGGATCACATGAGCGTAACAACAGTCGCAACTCTTAGAAGTGCCCTTGGCGTTGGCACACTCTATACAGATGCGGTTCTACAGTCAGTCTGCGATGCAGCAGATGATGTTATGTTGCCCTTCCTATTTACTAACGAGACTTACAATGTTGCACACAGCAACACAACAACAGAGGGAACTCTTTATTTTAATCAACGAGTAAATGATATATTTTATGTTGGCGAAAGCGTGGTCATAACAAAAAATGGCACACCTTTTAATGGCACAAAGACCATTACAGCAGTAGATGTACAATCGATCACTTTTGCAGTAACAGGCACTCCAACCGAGCAAGGTTATCATCCAGTAGTTCCGCTAGGGGTAGTTTCTGGCACAACTCAAGCAGATTACACAACCATCGATGCCGTCAAGCAAGCATCCCTGCAAATCTGCGAAGCTATCTGGCAAGCGCGCCAAGCGCCAAGCGGCCAGGGCATGACAGTTGATGGGTTTGCACCTAGCCCGTTCACAATGTCTAACACTTTGCTGGCTCGCGTTCGCGGCCTTCTCGCGCCTTATCTATCGCCTTATGCGCAGATCGGTTAGCGATGACAGCAGCGATCTCAACACTTCGCGCCACTATTGCAGCAGCTCTAGTCGATAACACACTCTGGTCAGTATTTAGTTTCCCACCAGCCACGCCTATTGCCAACAGCGTAGTTCTTTCACCGGCTGATCCTTATGTAACTCCTAATAACAATAGTTACAACACGATTGCCCCGCTTGCTAATTTTAATATAAATGTATTCGTGCCTTTGCTTGATAATGAAGGTAACCTAAATGGAATTGAGGAGATGCTAGTAGCTGTGTTTAACAAACTGGCAGCCTCTTCGATCGTCTATAATGTGGGAGATGTGAGCGCTCCTAGCGTTCTTGATGCCGCATCGGCGACATTACTGACTTGCTCCCTGCAAGTCTCAGTTCTAACGAGTTGGAGTTAACCATGAATGAATGGGAAAAAGAACAAGCAGAGTTCCTGATCAAGATTGGTCAGACTCCTGCGACACCAGCACCAGCACCTAAACAAGCAACTAAGAAAGATGAGGAATAACCAAAATGGCAGTATTTCTAAATAATGGAGTTCAGGTTACTGTTAATGCGGTTGACCTCTCAGACCATGTAACATCAGTAACGCTAAACAGAACCTTTGATGAACTTGAAGTAACAGCAATGGGCGATAGCGGCCACAAGTTCGTCAAGGGCTTGGAAGCATCATCTGTAACTATTGACTTCCTAAACGATACAGCAGCATCAGAAACTCTAGCGACACTTCAGGCTGCTTGGGGAACTTCAGTATCAGTAACTCTAAAGCAGACTTCAGCAGCTACATCAGCGACTAACCCTCTATATACTATGACCTGTCTTGTAAATAATACGACAGACATCAACGGCGCAGTTGCAGACCTTGGTACACAGTCAGTAACCTGGACAGTCAACGGCACAGTAGTAATCACCACTTCCTAATAACTAACTAAGGGGCAAAGAAATGGCAAAACTAAAGGTAACAAGGGCAGACGGAAGCGTTAACGAGTACCAGATCACTCCGGCGATCGAGTACGCCTTCGAGGCTCATGCTAAGAAGGGTTTCCACAAAGCCTTTAGAGATGATGAAAAGCAGACCGATGTATATTGGCTCTGCTGGGAAGCAATTCGGCGTTCGGGTGAAACCGTAAAACCCTTCGGGGAGTCTTTTCTAGATACATTGACGCGAGTCGAGGTACTAGATGATGACCCTTTGGAGTAACGCGGGAGTCCTTCACCTATCTCGTAGCGAGATTATCGCTAGAGACAGGGCTCTCGCCCCAAACTTTAATCGAGTTAGATCACACAATGTTCAGGACTTTAATCCAAGCCCTGAAGGATAGAGCGAAGGAGCAGAGCGATGCCAGTCGAACTAAAAGGCGCTGATAAACTTCGCAAAGCCCTAAGACAATTTGAGCCTGATCTAGCCAAAGCACAGACTAAAGAAATGTCGGCTGCTTTAAAGCCAATTACAAATAAGGCTCGGGGCTTTATGCCAGCGTCAGCATCGCAGTTATCAGGATGGACTAAAGCTAGTTCCTCAACAGAAACAACTAATTATCGCCACTTTCCTAAATACGATCAGACAGAAGCCAAGCGCGGAGTTAAATACTCCACTAGCCCGTCTAAGCCTAACAAGCGTGGCTTCGTATCCCTTGCTCGTATTATTAACAGTTCTGCCGGTGGAGCAATATACGAGACAGCAGGTCGCAAGAACCCGACAGGACAACCATCTCAAGCTTCTACTCGCGGAGTCTTTAGCGATTATATTGATACATCAAACAAAGTTAACAAGTCGCTTAACCCTAACGCTGGAAAGCAATTTATCGCCCGCGCTAATTCTTTAAGCGGCTTAGTTAATGCTCGCCCGCGTCAAGAAGGACAGGTTGGCAGATCGACCCGCAAGATGACTGGTCGCGTAATCTTCAAAGCATTTGCAGAAGATCAAGGCAAAGTAACTGCTGCCGTTATTAAAGCAATAGAAAACTCAGCGGGCAAGTTTAGATCAAGAACGGATGGCAAATAATGGCTGATCTAAAGATAGATATTGCCTCGGTATTCTCTGGCAAAAAGGCTTTTGCCGATGCTAGTAAATCAACTATAGGACTTAATAATCAAGTTAAGACGCTATCTAAATCTTTTCTCGGCTTATTTACCGCTCAACGCTTAGCTCGATCCCAATTTAATGCAGCCAAAGCTTTTGCAGCAGATGACAAAGCAGCTCGCGTTCTCAGTCGATCATTAAATAACTTAGGCTTGGCTTATGCTGATCCAGCAGTTAAAACCTTTATTGCTGACCTCGAAAAGCAGTTTGGTGTTCTTGATGATCAACTGCGCCCAGCCTTTCAGCGTTTACTTACTACTACTGGAGATGTCGCTAAATCTCAGTCTTTGCTTAAAACAGCGCTTGATCTGTCAGCCGCAAGTGGAATAGATGTCGTAACCGTTGCAGGAGATTTATCAAAAGGTTATGTAGGTCAGACTCGCGCACTTGCTAAGTACGGTTTGGGCTTAACGCAAGCACAACTAAAAGGTATGAAGTTCGAGGAAGTCCAGGCAAAAATTAACTCGCTGTTTGGTGGTCAGGCTGCTGTAGCAGTAGACACTTATTCTGGTAAGTTTAATCGCCTAAATGTAGCGATTGCTAATGCTAACGAAACTTTAGGTAAAGGTTTTCTGGAAGGTTTAACTGCAATAGGCGGCGGCGGAACTAAAGGGTTTGACAACACATTAGGTTTTATTGAAGATTTATCTCAAGCTGCTGCTAAGTTTCAAAGAAACTTCGGCGTGGGAGTTGGTCAATTCTTAGCAATACTCCGCGGAGACTTTGCAGCTGTTAAAGCATTGGGTGAAAGTGCTGGCAAGTCTGCACCCTTTATGGGCGCTATTCCGTCAATCCAAACAGAATTAAATAAAAAAGCGGCTTGGGATCGTATTGATCAATACAGAAAAGAAAATGCTTTACAGGCTAAATTATTGGCTGCAAAAAAGGCTGAACTCAAAGCTGCTAAAGAAGCTAATGCACTAAAAAAGGCTGGCACTTTATTTGATCAGCAGCAGACTTCCGTTATTGCAGCCCTTAAAGGCAAGATTACAGACGAGGAAAGAGTTCGCTTAGAATTACAATTAGCAATTCTTACCGGCAACTCAACAGAGGCTTCTAAACTAGCTGGTCAACTTGCTAAATCTCAAGGATTGACGGCAGACTTAGTGGCTTATCTAAGAGACTTGCCAGATGCTAAGAACCCATTTTCTGCTTGGGCTAGTTACCTTAATGCGATTGAGGCTCAGGTTAAGAGAATTGCAGTAGGCGGAACTACTGGCGGCGGCACAGCCGCAGTAACCGGCACATCAATGTCTAACGGCAACGGAATGTTTGATCCAAGCGACTTCCTGCCACAAACTCCAGGCGGCAAGTTAGGTGCTGGATTTAATCAACCTGGAACGGTTATAGTCAATGTTGCTGGATCAGTCGTATCAGAGGGAGAACTGGTCGATGCAGTACGCAATGGCTTGATCAACAGTTCATTAAGCGGAGCAGGTTCTCTGGTTGCTAGACGCACAGGTACATTCGCAACGCTATGACCCTGCCTGCTCAAATATCCGTATCCTTCGACTTCACCAGCGGAGCAACTTTCGGTTATCCGTTTACTATTGGCGATGCTAAATACGGCGTACTGGGTACTGGCACACTAGCTGCGACAACTACTCCAGAGCCAACGGTTGATTTAACTCCAGATGTTTACTCGATCAGCATTAAGCGCGGCCGCAATATCATGCGAGATACTTATGAGGCTGGCAGTTGCATAGTTAGAGTCCTCGATCCTCTGTCCTACTTTAATCCTCAAAACACTTCATCTCCTTATTTTGGTTTCCTAACTCCGCTTCGCAAGCTGCGCGTATCAGCAACAGTAAATAATGTTGGCTACTTCTTATTCTCTGGCTATACAACTGAATATAAGTACACCTATCCTCAGAACCAAGAGACTGGCTATGTAGATATTGTCTGCACAGATGCTTTCAGACTGATGCAACAGGCAAGCCTTACAACGGTGGCAAGCGCTACAGCAGGACAAGCTACTGGCACACGCATAGGTAAAATTCTAGATCAAGTCTCTTGGCCAGCCTCAATGCGAACCATAGATACCGGCGATACAACCTGCCAGGTTGATCCTGGTACTTCTCGGACTTCCCTTGATGCGCTAAAGAATGCAGAGTTCTCCGAGCAAGGCGCGTTCTATATTGACTCAGAAGGCACAGCCAA